CCAAAGTTAGATGAAATTGATCCTGCATCTAATGCACCAGTAGTTACTATATTAGAACTACCTGCAGCCGGAGCTGCAGAGATATCTGATAATACTTCTGACGCACTTCTGCCTTCTACTGTAGTTCCGTCAATTCTAAGAAAATCATCGTCAACGACACCTGCGGTAAATTGCGCTGTGTCATGTTGTGAAATTCCTTTAGCAATTTGTAGTTTATTACTAGAGATTTCTAATCCACTATTTGTTGCTAAATCAACAGCAGTTGATGCTGTACCTGAACTGTAACTTACGGCAATTCCATCACCACCTGCGACAATTACAATTCCTTTAGCACTAGCTGTACTGTCGTCAGCTCCTATAACAGAATTAGACGCAGTTAAACCTGCACCTGCAAGCAATGTTGCAAGAGCAGCTATAGTAGTTAATTGTTCTGTAGACCCGTCACTATCTATGGTTGCTAGTGAGTCTCCGTTTGTTGGGGTCACAGCGGATAATTCGCTCAAATCAAGAGTTACGGTAACTGTGCCGCTAGTGCCGCCGCCGGATAGTCCGACTCCGGCTGTAACGCCTTCAATATCGCCTGTTCCCGGTTTTGATACTCCTGATGATAATACGCCTGCCATTAGTTCATACCCGGAACTTTGTTCCAGAATTCAAAGTCTATGGTTGCTGCATTAGAAGCATTTTCACGTATGACTTGAAATCCTGTAACTTCATCTCTTGATCTTAAAACGATAATATCGCCTGCCGCCCATTGCCTGCCTTTAGTTGTAGTAGGTGCAGTTCCATCCCTTGTCTCAACAACGGAATTAGTCCTGACATACCCTTCTGCATAATTACCCTGATCGGGAACTGTCAAAGACGTTGCCGAATCAGTAACAGCATGAGTTACTAAAGAACTAGGAATAGGCGAAAAATTATTCTTAGCCATTACCTTTTCCTCTGTTCTGGTTATTGCCAGAACTTCTAGGAGCTTCACGTTCAGCGAGCAATCTTATGGCTTCTGCCAGATTATCCTGACGTTCTAGTTCCCTTTGTTTTTCTTTTTGTATTTCGTCACCGTTAATGGTTGCCCATTCTCTACGGTGTCTTTTTTCCATATGTATTCTTAAATCATGAGAAGCTACGATGTTTGCTTTACGACATATAGGAAGCCCCATAGAGTTATATTTTTCTCTGTTGGGGTCATCTGCATGTAACATACATTTAATTTTGCCTTTAGAAGGTTCTAGCCCTTCAGGCTTTCTTGTAGTAAATGCATATGTTCCGTCTTCAAAAGTTTTCTGAAGTTGCTGTTCAAGCATGTTTCGGTTAACTGTGCTTCGGTCTCCTGTTCTTACGTTGTAAACATAAACATAGCCGGCACTTCTTAATTCAGTTGCCGTCATCTGTATTCCGTTTGCATTACCAATAGGAGTTCCGATTTTCATATTTCCCGGTTCTTCTGCCTGTTCTGCATCTCTTAACATTTCATGTACTAAAGGTTCGTCAGCCATTACGTTCGCTCCTTTTTAAAGAGGGGACCAAATGTACTTTGTCCTCTCTTCCACTTGTTTTTTTCTTCCACGTTGTCCCAGAAGATTTTGTTCCAGTCTCTGGGCTTAACTTCAGTTTTGGGTGGTGGTTTTAAATTCATGTCCTGTGCTAAACGCATTGCTTCTTCCACCGAATATAGACTTTCACCTCCACCTTTACCGTCAGGTACACCACATATAAGTTGGAACTGCTCACCGAAGAGTCTTGCATCTCCAATGTCTCGTTCCATCCTTACTTTCCGGTCACTTCTAATAACCGTTATTGCTTGGTACCTTCTCAGTCCTTTGGAATCAGGACCCATCCTATTCATCTCAGAGAGGTAATAGCACGGCTCATGACTCCAAAGTTCCGATGTGGCTAGTTCAACAAGTTTTGCCACTTACCTCTCCTAAATGGTGAAGTCTCTAGCACTTCTTACATAGAAGTAATCAACATCCATGGTTAGTGCTGTAGTTGTTTTTGCTTCGACAACCAGAATTACTGCCATATCAACTGATGTTGAAACAGCACCTGTTTTTGTCTGCTTTAGAACACCGTCGATATACCATCGGCATGTTCCGTTCTCAGCAATTTCGAGTCTCAAAATCTGAAACTCTCCTGCAGTAGCTACATCATCTGCATCTACGTTAGTAGAAGTGGTTTCACCTGTTGTGGTTCCACCGTTATAGATCATGTGCCAGTCTGTTGCGTCTGTTAGTTCTGAGCAAAATAAGAAACCTGCACCGTCAGATGCTGTAAGAGTTATAGTTGTGCCATTGCCGTGAAAGACATCATCTTCTAAAGAAACGGTGTCTGTATTGACATCGCTTAGTCCGAAGAATACTTCTCTGTTAGCAACTGCAGGTAACCGAACTCTAGCTTCAGCAACTATGGTTCCCATGTTTCCTACGTCAAACATAGTTGCGGTAGTTACACCAGCTGCATGCTTGTCTTCGTTTGTGGTAGTGAACTGTGCAACACCATTTACTCCGTCTGAGTCTAGTGAGACTATCCCGGAGTCTGTTTCTGCAAGTCCGTCACCAATTACTCGTAGGGATCCGATATTTCCGAAAGCATTAGTTAATGCGACAGGAACTTCTGCACCTACGAAATCTTCAAATATTTCAATTTGACCTCTCGGTCCTTGAACTGTAGCCATTTTCTTTTTCCTTCTGAAGCTCTAGCTCCAATTGCCTTATACGCTTCCTGTAGGGAGCGACTACTTCTGATATATTTCCTGTTTTACGAGGTACGGCGGCAAGGTTTTCAATCCTGTTATCCGCCATATCTCCATTCATGTTGTGTACAACCCAACCTTTAGGAATTGGTCCGTGTTTTTCAGACCAAGCTTTCCTTCTGTCATTCATTAACTCGTTGGGGCTGTAGCATCTGCTATAACTTCATATAGCCAGTTACCTGCAGACCTTTCACCGTATGCGAATTCATCGTAGTGATACATTGCTGTAGCACCGCCACCGAGTTCAGGCATTCGCTTGGTCTCGATGTATGGTGATCGACCTTCTACAAGTACTAGAGCTGCCTGTGAGAAAACTCCGCCTTTAGCGTCATCATCACCGTCAATGGATATGTTTCCATCTTCGTAGAGTCTTGCGCCTGCGATAGTTCCTCTGTAGCGGTTCTGGTAGGCTTCAACAGATATTCCATCTGTTAATGGCGCACCACTTGTACTTGCGTCTAGACCTGATGCTATTAGTTCGTCATCAATGTCTTTTAAGCAGAATCCATGGTGAACTGCGTGTATTGGAACATTGGCAGGAGCAGGCTCTGTTGTATTCGATGTAATTCGATATGCAGCAGCGGCGATCTCACCGGAATCAAGGGCGTTTCCTGCAGCACCTAATGCTGTAGTTGCACCATCTATTGCGGTAATTCCATCCTGATCTTTCTTTCGCTCAATAGCATTTTGTGCCAATGACCCTGTCTGAGCGTAAGCATTGGAGCTTATTCTCATAGCAACACGGTCTGTTATAACTGTGTGAACTCCGACAACTGTAGGTGTAATGGAGAACAAAGTGTCTTCCATTTGCTGTGGGTTATCTAGTTCTGTGTTTTCTGATACAGCCTGTGCGCTAAGTTTCGCCATTGAAACTTCGTTCCAGACAGTACCGGTATTTTCGTCAAGTCTTTGCCTATCTACTAGGTTAGGCATTACGCCCGCAAATTCTCTTACAATTCGAGCAGAAGCTATCATTGTAGGAATCGAATCAGCGAGAGCATCTGTGGTTGTATTACCTGATGCCATAATTAAACTCCTAATTTAATCTATATGCGGATTCCCTGCTTTCTAAGCACTTCAGCCGCTTGTGCTATTTCTTCTCTGGAAACCGTAGTGTTAGAGTCGCCCATTCTGGTTAGTAGATTGTTTGCGCTTGCGGTTGACGGAGCTGATGACGTTGAATCTAAATCCAAAGCATTTAGTCCGTTTTCCTCTGCAAAACTTCTAACCCGATCATCGGCGGCTTTAGTTAGCTGATCTTTTTCAGCCAACCTACGGTCTCTTTCTATCCTTCTCATGGTTCTATTGAATTCAGCATGAGCCTGATAGATGCCACCTAAATCCTGCTTTTCATATGCAGGACTCCATAATTCCCTAAAAGCTGCTAGTTCAGGGGCAGTCTGTAAATCCAGTCCGCTTTCCTCAACAGCATCAGCTATTTCAGCAATCATGTCTTCCGCAGTTCTTGTGAAGTTATTGGTAGCTTTCCGGGTTGCAGCGTTTGCTTCAACCTTTTGTAAGTCTTCCATATATGCTTCTTGGTCCTGCGTGCCTTGGTGGCGTATTAAAGCTTGGACTGTGTCTACTAGCACAGACATGTTGTCAGACAATTCGTCGATTTGAGGGTTGCCTTTCTGCTGACTTTGTAGACGTCCCTGAAGAGATTTGTTGTCATTCTCAAGTTTCTTCAGTTGCGCTTGCAGAGTTTCCATAGTGGGCTGTTGGGCATTTGAGTCTTCCGGAGATGTGGTTGCAAGTCCATCAGCTACGGGAGCCTGTTGCTCAAGAGTTCCAGTTCCTTCTACTTCTGCTTTTACTGGCGGGGTTGTCTCGTCATTAGAAAAGCCCGCTGTATTGTTCTGTAATGTCATATAAACTAACCTCTTTGTGTGTTCGTTTTTTTTAACACCTTCACAAAGATTTTAGCAATTTTTTTAATTTGTACAAAATTATAGAAAATCCGTGACTAAGACTAAGGGTTATACTTTGTTAGTTCTGCGATTTTGTCACGCAAATCCCATCTTCGGGGATTCTCAATATCTTCTCTTTGTATTGATTCTGCTACTAATTCAGATTTCATTTTTTGAACAACCAGACTTTTAGGTTCCGTACCGTCCCACATGTACAAATACGCATCTGCCAACCAATTATTTTCTCTGTATAAATCTTTTTCTTTTGGAATAAGAAAATTTATTAAATGGTTTAATTTTTGAGAATCCTCTAATAATTCCATTTCTGTTGTAGTTAATTTAATTCCTGCAGCTGCATTTTGAGCGACTTGCAACATTTCTTGTTGGTCACTAGGACTTTTTCTTATATGTTCGTTATATAAATTTACGATATTAGGAAGTTGATCAGCATATTGTACTGCTGTAGCTAGAGGTAATTTGTAATAAGGTTTTAATGTTTTTTGATGAGAGTCGTATTCTTCTACTATTTTTTTAACTTGAGGGTTTTGATATTGTGAAGATTTAAAATTAAAATCTGTAGAAGAAGAAGGTAATGTAATGTAGTCAACAAGTTCTTGCCCTTCAGCCTTAAATGCTTCTGTTAAAATTGCCTGTCCTTCTTCATCAAATTTGTCCCAATCTTGAAAACCTGTTGAAACATCTTCTTCTAAATCTCTATCGTAGTAACGCATTGCGTAGCTATCCCATACATGCGTTTTATTAGTGCCTTCATATTTTTCAAGCTCTTCTCCATGTGAAGCTTCAAAAGCTTCATTTGCTGCGGTTCTTTCAGCTTTTAATTCTTGAATTTCTTCTTTAAGAACCGTCATGTCTGGAGCTTCATTTTCTGCAAGCAATTGAACTAATTCATCTTCAGCAGCAAACATACTTTGCTTTCTTTGTTCATTTGCCAAAGGAACTCCTTGAAGTTCTACATTCATAGAGTCTTTATACTTTTGAACATCAGGGTGTTGATCTATCTTTTTTTTCTCACCTGCTGATGGGTTTTTATAATCGAATTTCCCCCCTGTAGGACTTTTTATTCCTTGTTTGTTATATTCTTCAGCTACCCTTTTTCTTATGTCCCTTAACGATTCTGGAGCCTGACGGGCGCCTAGTGTTTCAGCGAAAAGACCAGTTAATCCTTCTAAAAATTTTCCTTCTCCTCCTACGCTTTCCGGCAACATTAGATTAATATTCGTAGGGGATTCTCCTAGAGCTATAGGAGCATGGTTTTCAATTAAGAAACTAGTTGAAGCAAGCACTCTATCTGTTATTCCTTCACTATGAATCCAATCGTCTAGTTTTATATATTCTCCTGTTATTTTTCTACCGAAGGAATTAGTTTGGTCGCCTATCATAGCCTCAATTACAGCAGCTGAATTTTGAACTGCTCCTGAAGAAAGCCCTTGTGCGGCAGATACCATAGCTCCGATGTCAGCGGTGCCTGTAGTAATTAACATTTTCATTAGAAACTCATACGGTCCATACAAACTGTAATCTCTTCCCATAAAGTTAACTTTCATAAAATTAGTGTTATACCTATACCCGTCCGGGGTATTTATCATAAGTCTTGTATCTGTTTCGTTTCCTAAAGCTCCGTTAATAGCAAAGGTCATCCAAGTTCCATGTCCGAAAAGTCGTAACATAGACCTTCGTGCAACTCTGTTTTCTAATGTGGTACCAGTTCCCATTCCTAATATTCTTACGTTTGGCAATGCGTCTGAAATTGATCTGCCAACAATTGGAATTGATTCAGCAGTTGCTCTGACAGGAGCAGACGCAAAACCTTTGGTACCTTTATACAATGTTTCGACACGGGCGGTTAAAAATCTGGGGGCAAAAAGAAGCAATTCGCCTAACGATCCGCCAAATGCCTTGTCAGAATATCCGGTCATAGCATTTACTTCTTTTGCGATTCTGGTTAAGTCTCCGTTAAGACGCATTTGTTCAATTGTTTTACCGCTAGCTAAATATCCGGATATAATGTCGTCTGCAGATTCTAAGCGCAATTTGTCTCCGTAATAACCAAATGCTTTGTTAAATCTTTTTACAAAAGGTATTCTTGAAGTTAAAACATTTTCACGAAGAATAAATTCTGTTTCTTGTCCGCCTATACGAAGTCCTGATCTTGCCCAGTCTTCTGTGGTAAGCCTGCGGGCTTGTACAGTAGTTTTATTAAAATCAGTAATAAAATTACCTAATAAAACCTCGCCGTTATCTGCCCAAGCATCTAGCCCGAATTTAAATGCTTGAGAAGCTTCTTTAGGATTATCATAAAGTGAACCGAATCCATGGACACCAACTGCACTTAAATCATAAGTTGCTTTCAAAGACCTAAAGAAATTATTGTAAGCTCTAACTTTGGCTAACCATTTTGCGTCTTTTCCTGTTGTTTTTGCTTCTTTTTGTAATTGTTCATTAACAGCTTTTGCAAATGCTTGAGGAAATTCCCATCCTGATAAAGTTTTTAAATTAACTGCTCCAATATCATCTCTTGCTGTTTCTGCTCTTTTAAGGTCGTTAACTTTTTCTCTGCCTTCTTTTGCTGCTTGTTTTAATTCGGCTAAATCATCTCTTTTTCTTTGAACTTGTTCTAAGGTTGCTGCTAAATTTTTATTAATTTTATCGCCTGCTTTTTCAGCATCTTTTATAGTTCTAGCTTGTTGTTTAATTTCTTTATCAGAATAGTTTTCTTTAACTTTGTGAAGTCTTTTGTGTTCTATTTCAAGGCGTCTAATTTCTCTTTCAACACCATATATAGTTCTATCTATTTGTTGTTGATATGTGTTTTGATTTATATCATCTTTAATTCCTTGTTTCCTTGCTCTGGCAGCATCATCAACAATATTCATTTCATCAAGTTTTGCATTAATAGCTATATTTCTTTGTTCAATTTGATCGTTTAATTTTGCTGCTCTTTCTTCAATTCTTTCAGCTCTTCTAAGCATAGCTTCATATTTTCTTAATGCAGTTTTTGTTCCAAAAGTAGGAACATCACTAATAACTCCAAGAGAAACGTCATCAATCATATTTGCTTTTGCAAATGCTTCAGCTTCATCCATTGCTTTTGTTAGTTCGTCCATCTCTTTAAAGAATGCTTTTTCTTCTTTACCAAGTTTAATGTTGGCTTCTTTAAGTTTAGCTTTTAACTGAGTAGCCTTAATAGCTTCTTTACGCCCTTGGGTTATTGCTTTACGCAATTGTTTTCTGGTAAACCTCATATCCTCCGGGGTAAACGGATTAGCTTCATCTATTAGTTTTTCTGCTTTTGCTTTTTTTTCAAGAAGTTTTTCTGCTCGCAATTCTTTTTCTAGTTCATCTGTTGCTTCATTTCGTGCCTTTCGGTTTTCTATTTGTGTTATTTTTCTATCTGCTTTTGCTATATCTTTTTGCGCTTGTCTTATTTCATTTCTGCTATGAGATTTTTTAACTGACAATTTTGTAGTTTCAGTTCTAAGTTTTGATGATTCAGATTTAATTTTTTTTATTAAATTTTGATAATCTACAAACTCTTCTTTTGCAAGCATTCTTTGATTTAAAGTTGACCCTATAAGATTTCCTGATTCATCGGTTGCATTTCTAAATTGTTTAGAAACCCATGCGTCAGCATATTGTCTGCCGGAATAATCAATATAACTTTTCAAAGCAGAATAAAAAGAATCGTATTCATGACCGACATCTATTCCTGCTGCTTGTGATTTGTACGTAGAAGTTTTCTCAAACCCTGGAGTCCATTTTCTAGGCGTGTCCATTCCTGCAATAGTCGTGTCTATTGCGTTTCCTCTTGGCAGATAAAACCCGCTTATTTCTGGATTTTCTTTGTTTTTAATAATATCGGGTCTTTGATTTACGTCAGATATAAGCTTTACGTCCATATCAATTAATTGTCTTTCCATAGGAACAAGCCTGTCTCTCATATCTACAAAAAAGTCTTTTTGTTGTGCGTTTAAAGACTCCCAATATTTAGGAAGGCGTGCAGCTATATCTTGTATCGTGGGGTTACCGACAACAGCATCTAGAGTTTTAGTAGCGGTGTCTACATTTTCAAATCCACTTACTCTTCCTACGTCATCTATATCAAAAAGTCTTTTGGCGCCAGCATCAAATTCGTTTGCCATGCTCGTAGAAAGGTTATCTGCTCTAAAGTTTATTTCATGTCGAACTTCAAATACCTGATCTACATATCTCTCTTTTGAACCGAAATGTAATTTTTCAGCGAGATAATCTACTAATTGTTCTTTTTTTGATAGACCTTCTTTCATGTCAGGCTGTGCGAAAAAATTCTCTTCTGGCGCAGCACGAAGACTTGTAGCTGCAATTTCTCCGGAACCACCTCCAACAGGAACTGGGTTTTCCCCATAATTTAATCTGTGAGTCGGAGTAAATTCACCATCATGAACTTTTACTTTGTTGCGTTTAAAATAATCCCCTGCTTGAGTGGTTATTTTATAAGTTTTAACGCCGCCTTTCCAAACAGGTTTTAATAAAGTTCCTGCCCCTTTTCCTATTAAATTTTCTACAGCAGTTGCCGGAACTAACATTTCAACGGCTAGTTCAGTTGCTCCTCTCCAATACGGAATAGTAGGAAATGTTTCGTCAAAAAGATCATCATGTTCAAAAAAAGTAGTTTCCCTACCTAATTCCTGTTCTTTATTAGCTAGTGCTTCATTAAATTTTTCTCTGTTTTTATCTTGGTCGTAAAATATATCTCCGGCTAAAACAACAGGGCTTAAACTAAAACGGTCTTCGCCCATTTTAAAAGTTTGTTCTACCTCACTTCGGAAAATTTTTCCACCTTCTGCTGTTGCTGAAATGAATACTTCAGCGGGTGCTGTTAAAATTCTCCAAGCGTTTTTTCTAGTTTGATTTTTAAGAAATTCATCTGATATAGGTACTGTAGGTCTTCCGTCTTCGCCGTAAAGCATTTGTTCATCTGCACCTTTACCAAAATAAGTTTTATTTTGAGGTGCGTTATAATAATTTAAAGCTTCTAAACTCGGTTCATTTTCACGGTCAACACCCATAGCGCTGTAATTTCTTTCTGCTTCTATATCTGACTTATCAGCTGACCCCCATGGATTATTTTGTAAGTGGGCAGGCAACATAGAATCGCTTAGCACGTCTTTTGCTTTTTCTTCGTCAGTCATACCCATTCGTTGATCTTCTATTTCTGGTTGAGGTTTAGTGTCACCTCTTAAATATGTTGCAACCGAAGGCTCTTCCAACATACCTGATAAATATGAAGCTGTTTTATTTTTTTTCTTTCTTGGAAAAAATGGTGGCATGTTATCTTCTCGCTCTTGTAAAGATTGTTTTACCAGTATTTAAAGCACGTAGCTGTTGTCTTCTTTTCTGTGTTGCTTCGTCATCGACTTTACCTGCACGCTCTTGTTTTAAACGCTCTTGTTCAGCTTTATAAAAATCACTTTCTTTATATCGCCTTTCAAATCCGGGAATCATTGATGTTAAAAACTCTGATTGAGATTTTGGTGTTTTTGTTAAAAACTCTTTATATTCAGTTGGAGATTTTCCGTACGGAAAATCTCCAAAGATTTCTTCATATTGCGGAAACATCTGATCTGATGTTGCCCTTGCACGTTGATATGCTTTTGCTTTGTCTTCTTCTGTCATTGTGCTAGGGTCAACTCCGACAAAACGATACCCGACAGGCAATCCTGTTTTAGGGTCTATGCTGTAATCAAAATATGCAGCAGGTTCTCCTGTTGTTTCAGGATCATCAATTAATTTATCTGATACACCGTACTGATTAGGGTCATAAAGAGCAGATGGGGTTCCTTTAGGTTCAGGTTCTTTGGGTGGAATAACATCAAATTGACTTTGCCCAGTTTCTCTCCTGTATTGATTGTCAGCTCTTTCAGCATCCTTTTTAGCTGTTTCTAAAGATGAAGAATTTTGATCGGTTGGGTCAACGTCATATGCTGCTTGGGCATCTGCATATCTTCTTTGGTAGAAATCTAATTTGTCCTGTTGTAATTCTAGGTTTGCTAATCTATCATCCATAGGTTCTGGATTAGCTTGTTTTAAATAACGATCTTCAAAATCTGTCGTTTTCAATTGATGCCTTAAGTAAGCAGCAAACTCAGGTCTTTCTTCTCCCCATTGTCTATTAACTTCTGTGTCAAAAAGTGTTTCATCAAAAATAGGTGGCTCCTCATCTAATAAACCAAATGCTAATTCGGTTCGTCTAGGTAAAGCCGGAAGCGTAAAAACTTGTCCTGTTTCTTCATCTGTTACTTCTCCACCCGGAGGGGTGAACTCTAATTCTCCTCTGTGGAAATCAACTGCATCTTGTAGGCTTGGTTTAACAAATGCTTTAGTTGCTTCGGCACCATTTTGGATAAGATAATGTTTCCAACTAGCCCAAGTCGAATCATTGACATCTTTATCTGTAATTGGCATTGGTATACCGTTTTCGTTTGCAATCCAAAAACTATCATCTTCTGCAAGCAAACTTTTTAACACATTATTTTGTTTAGTAGGACTTCCTCTAAGTGCATCAGATTCAAAAACTGCTTTTTTATCTGTGCGTGTTTCTTCATATCTAGTAACACCATCTTCACCCGGAACAAAATTAGATTTAACTTGTGCATATACTTTGCCTGCAACATAATTTTCAGGAGTCTTTCCGTCTTCATAAGCTGCATTTTTTGTAAAATCTGTAATGTTTCCGTCAGCATCTATGTATTTTTTTAATGTGTCTTGTGCCTGTTTTATTATTTCTCGGTTTGTTTCCATAGTTGCTTTTTTTGCATCGTTAGTTAAGCCTTCTGCATCAGAATTTCCCACCTCTGATTCGTCTATCCAAGCATTAATTACATCTTTAAAACCGTCACCGACATCATCAGGCGCACCATCTTTAAAAAAATCAACAAAACTAATCTCACCTAATTCTGGTGCTTTTACTAAATTTCCAAAAAATGCTACAGGGTCTTTTTCAACTTGGTCTATAAACCATGGTGTAAAATCAGTTCTACCAGAGTCTTTAGTAAAATCTATTTCAGAATTTCTTACTGCTATATCAAATTTATCTAGTATCCCCGTCACTCCATCTTTACCAAAGATAGTATTTTCTAGTCTTTTATAATCGTTTTGATCAATACCTAAGTCTTCATAGGTAGCCCCCTCTTCAAGCATCATTCGCCTTATTAGTGGACCGTCAGAACCAAATTCTTTACTTGCAACTAATGCGTCAAGTGCAATTGCTAGTTTATCGTCACGCAAAAGCGAACTTGGGTCTCGTTGGCTTTCATCGGTTTTAATATTAATTTTATCTCTGGCTATATCGTGCCAGATAGGACCTTCTGCTACTGATAACCTTTCTTGAGGTGTAACAGTTCTGTTATCAATAGGTGTACCTAATTGAAAATCCCAGTCTTTAAATAAGTTTTCTCCCACATATAGGGCTATTGAAGCATAAGTAACTTGTGGGTCCATATCAGGGTCATTTTTAATATTTTTAACAATTTCTATAATTAAGTCGCTTGCGTCTTCTACGTTAAAGTCCGTAGAAGTTGCTACTAATCTAGTTGTTTGAGTACTGCTAGGAACAGCTTCTCTTCCTACAATATCAAACTCTCCTGACGCAGTTGGAGTTGCAGGAATTTTTGAATACCAACTATTTAAAGTCTTTATTTTTTCTGCAAGGTCTGGAGCATAATATTCAAGGATTTTCCCCACCTCAATTCCTTGATCTTTAAAGCCTTTATATAAGGTCTCTTCTGTATACAATCCTTGTGTTGTCATCTTCGTCTTCTCAACCTGTTTACGTTTATACCTCTTTCTTCAAGCTTTCTTTTTATGGGGTCAATACCCGGCGCTCTTTTAGATGTTACTTTTGGAGCTTGTTTTTTGGGCGACTCTTTTTTAAGACGCTGATATTCTTGCGTTACTTGGAATATTGCTTTTGTTATTGGATTTTCATCTGCCAAGGTCTATCCTCTCAGGTTTAAATGTGTCTGGTGTTAATGGTGCGTTTAAATCTGCCGGCGCTCCTCCTTCCGGTGGCGGTCCTCCCATTCCTCCTCCCATATCGGGTCCCATACCACCACCCATTTCTGGCGAAACTCCCGGTATTTGCGGAGCCATAGCTTGTTGCCTAGCTGCAATTTCTTGTGCAGCAGCTGCTTGATTTTCTTCATCTATCAATCCCATTTCTTGTGCTACAAGTGTTTCTACTTTTTGTCTTACAGAAGGTAGATTTCTAACTGACTCTTCTATCAGTCGCTGTTTTATTTCGGTACCGTTTTCGTATCCTGCGGTCTCGTAATATGTCATCGGGTCTATCAACCCTGCGCCGTATTCGCTCATAGCCATCTGACGTTGCTGTAATTCCATAACAGGTTCTGCGTGTGGGAATGCTACTTGTATACCGTAGACGTTGTGAATGGTGCTTCTGCTTAGTGTTTTCCCGTTTGACCCTATTCCGCCTGCAAGTTCAGATACGCTATCTACAAGTTGTAATATTCTTGAACCGACAATAGATGCCATGTGTTCTCTCTGAAGTGCGACACCTGAAAAGATTCTCATACCGGCTGTATTTAATATTGCCTGTTGACCTACGGTTGTAACACCTGCCTGTCTTACACCTGCAAGTGCAGATGAGTATGTACCCATTTCAAGTGTGGAATCAGTCTGACTTCTAAGTTGTAATGCCCATCCGGGTACGTCTGGGGTATTCATTACCCAGAAATCCTGTGGATCTCCTTCCAATATACCTTCATTGGATATTGCCTGTGCCAATGTTATTGGGTCACGGGATGTTCCCATTGGTGCATATGCAAATCGTAAAAGTATCTGATGGAACGCAGATATTTCCTGAGTTCTTTTTCTAATTGTTTCTTTGTTTGGTCCCAATATACCTTGAGCAAAGTTTTTAGGGTCGCCACCTGTATCTGCCATATCCATACCCCAACCTGCAAACGAGTGTACAAATGGTACAAAGCCCCATGTGT